CTAACGCTGCGCCAAACGGCTATACGCAGAAGCGGTGCGAGATCTTTCTCCGGAGCCCTTTGGCTCTGGATAACGGAGCAAGCACCGTAAACACCGTTCGCATGGTCCTCTCAGTCGACGTCGAAATGACCGACGCTGAAGTCTCTGCTTTGGTGCATACTGCGACAGATCTCCTCCAAAGGGCCGATTTCGCGGACTTTTGGAAATACCAGAGTCTTGCTTGACCGTCTTCTTGTGGGGTTGCTTATAGCAGCTCTCACTTCGAAGATAATCTTGCTTTTCATCTGGCGTGTCCTAGTCGGACTCTTCGTTCTAACGAAGCTACGGCTAAGACAGTGGAGATCAGGTCAATCCCTTAAAGATTGACACCACCGGTTAACTAGACAAAGGAACAAATTCCATGCCTAGTAAGGGAAGGAAAAGCCATCGCTCTTTCCAACCTGATGATATCGTGACTTTGATACATCAGGCAGTCGATCGGGATATGGATGACATGGTGCGAAAGCCCCATGTATCCGTTAACCCTCTCCTCTTCATTTCTGAGCGACAGAAACGCGAATTTCGAAAGAAATACGCGTCTCCTAGCGTTGATCAGACACCACTTGAACACTTAACACTCAAGAGATTCTTGGATGTTAATGAGCATATGGGTGTTTGGGATTTCAATATCCCTTCCCCACATACTCGTGTTCAACGTGGTACACCGTACTTCGATGGAGTGCTCATTAGAGCGCGACATCTTATGCGGTTTGTTCTGACCGACTTCGACCTAGATGAATGGTTCCAGGGAGCCAAAAACTCCCAGGGATCCTCAATTGGAGTATCTTACAATGATACTTCTCCTGAGTCAAAATTCACTTGGCCAATCAGTATGACGGAGAGCGTTAAGCCCCTTTATGACGCGTACATGCAGTTTGACCCACAGTTAGACTGTGCTGTTAAGAAACTTAACAGCCTAGCCCCTATAGGCGAGATGTACAACATCGTTGAGGGATCTCGAGCTACTACGGTCGAGAAGAACGACGAAATACGTCGGCAGATCGCCGTCGAACCAACTGGAAATATGTTTTTCCAGCTTGGATTGATGGAAATGCTCTACCGCCGTATGAAAGTCGTCGGACTCGATGTAAGCTCATTACCCACCGAGCATGTAGACCGGGCGCGCCTATCGTCGATCACTGGCCAGGAGGCCACGATTGACTTTAGTTCTGCATCCGACTGCGTATCGATCAAGCTATTGAAGTGGTTATTACCTCCGAAATGGTTTGATGCTGTTAACATGGTTCGATCTCCTAAGATGTCGGTTTCCGGCAACTTAGTTGATCTTAACATGGTCAGCACGATGGGAAACGCGGGTACTTTCCCGTTAATGACGCTTACCCTCTGGACCTTAGGTCACGCTATACGACTCGCCAGCCTCGGAACTTACTCCTCATTCCCG